TGGCAAATTTGCAAACTTAGACTTGGATCTTGATCTTGAGTCAAACACAGGGTCCAAACGGTCACGACGCTAAACAAAACAAACACGAAAAATAGCCCCGTTATGGGGTTATTTTTTTTGTAACATCATATTACAACTCACTCAATACATGCTGTATGTTGCTTATATAATTAGTTTGCATTCCAAAAAATAAAGCCACAAAGAACAGTCCCGAATAAGTATTTTGAAACTCGTCAGCATAAGATTTTATAAAAAAAATAAGCGAGTACAGTGCTAAAAACATAATAATTGATTGCAGCAACACATAGACTACAGTATTTGTTCCAAGTTTGTTTTTACGCTTCAATTTGTTAACAGCTTGATCGATAGAATGTCCAATTAAAATTCCAGGGATCAATAGCAATGACGTTCTTATCAATAACCCACCCATTCTTACTGTATTCCGTTCACCAAAACTCAATCCAGCCTTAACTTCATTATGCAAATCTGCTATCATTATTTATCTATAATATATAAAAAAAATTGTCTTAAATTTGTCTTGCAGTTTCTTGAATAAATGATTGAAATTGTGCATGACAGTATCTCGATATCAATTCAGTTCTATTGTAATTATTAGTCCCCCCATATGAATTATCCATTTTGCATCGTACTGCCCAAACATTGCTTTTGATGCAGGATATATTAGTATGCGTTTATTTATGTGTTTGTCATTCTTCATCAAATACATGATACATTCTTGTTCTCTTGGATGTTTGTATCTCATGAGTTTACAGTTTGGATCAACATATGGTGCACGTGCCCATGCATCCAGTATAGCAAACGATTCTGCACACCTTTTAATAAAAATCAATCCAGTACACACTAAGCCCCTTTGTGTTCCAACATCGGTGCTTTCCCAAATGTCCTCTTGAAATATGATACACTTGTCGGTCTCTGACACCATAGGTACAAGTTCATTTTCTATCTTATAGCTAAAGTCATTAAAAATAGCATCTGAATCTATAAAAAGTATATAATCATAATTGTTAAGGTGACGTTTTAACAAATCTGCTTTATACCATGACACACTGCTTTGCTTATTAACATCCCATGTCCAATCATTAACAGTATCCTTAGGTTGCCTTTCAACAATAAAATCATATGCGTGTTTCGTACTATACAAGTAATTATTTATAGCAGCAAAATGTGCATAATTGGGTATACCTGGGGAAGACAACATAACAACTGCAATTCTCAAACCATTAACAATACCATTTGTCGAAGTATCTATATATAACATGCTATCATATATACATATAAATAGTATTAATTGTAAACGAAAAATTGAATATGATATTCTTTTGAAATTGAAAAATGAACCGTCAATTTTATATTGTGGTTATCATTTGTTTCTTACTATCTCTAGTCCAAGCACAAGAATTAAAAGTTAGAAATGATACTACATTTACTAGTTCAATACTTAATTCAACAAGTACAATATTTACTACTACTAGTACGTCAAGTTTTGGTTCAACATCTACTAGCTCAGTTCAATCAACGTCTAGCTCAGTTGAATCAATGTCTACTAACTCAATTGAATCAAAATTTACTAGCTCAGTTCAATCAACGTCTACTAGCTCAGTTCAATCAACGTCTACAAGCACGGTTGAATCAACTACAACAAGTACTCCAAAACCTACGTTTCCGCGTCTTCCCAATACAGCTCATCAAAACATAATTTCATTTTATAGTTTTTTGAGTTTTATCTTGTTTTACTTGTGAGCTGCAAGAACAATTTGACATATATGCTCTAATCTTTCTGCATGCTCTAATGTAGTCCAAGCATCTTTTCCTACTACTACTACACCATGTCTATCTAAACCAATTATATCATATTCCAGTTGACCAGTTTTTTCATCAAGACAAATTGCCTTAACAGACTCTAGTGCCAATTCCTTGCTAATAGGTGGAATCATCTGTACAGTTGGACCAACTCTTGTATATCTATTAATTTCAGGAAACTCTTTTGCTATTTGTTGTAAATCATAGCCTGCATACATAGCAGCAATAATATACGTAGGATGCAGATGCAAAACTACTCTATTTTCAGGTATGTTTCGTTGTAGCAACATATGCAATGGCAATTCACCTGTTGGATTCAAACCTATTATTTTACGCTGATAATCATCATCTACGCGTTCAAGGTACTTCCATGGTTCACTTGAAGAATCATATCCATTAGTAAATCCTAATTTAATAAGCATTTCTGCATTCAAATGTTGTTTCCTCACACCACTTGGTGTAACATAAAGAAATGGTTCGTTCTTTCTCCTAAACGAAGCATTTCCGTCTCTAGTTGAAATCCATCCCTTCTCATATGCAGTCCTCAAAACGTCACAAATTGTGTCAAGCATTATTACTATAATATTTATGGTAATAATTATTGAAAAAATTGAACGAAATATTAATCATATGCCTCGGCAAATGACAACTCGTAAAAATCTAGAAATTTTACTCTATAAAAATCAACTTGATACTAAAACTATTTTAGATATCTTACCGAAGTTGTCTTCAAAATGTATGCAGCTTCTTTTACAAGACCTTTCAAATGTATTTACTCAAGAAGATAATACAATTAATATCTTCACTGATGGTGGATGTAAACGAAATGGTAAAGAAAACTCTAAAGGAGCGTATGCTGTTTACTTTACAGATGACAAAGATTCCCCGTTTTACAACCTAAATGTATCTTGTACATTTGATAATCCAACGAATCAAAAGGCAGAACTACTTGCAATTGAAAAAGCATACCAAACTATTCTAGATCATTCTAAATTATTTGAAAATTGTAATATCACAATTATAACTGATAGTATGTATTCAATCAATTGTATTTGCAAATGGTCAGATGCTTGGCTAAAAAACAATTGGAAAACACGAAATAATCAAAATGTCAAAAATGCTGCTATCATTAAACGTATCTTACAACTGAAAAACAATATTCCTAAAGTAAAGCTTCAACATACATTCTCTCATACAGAAAAACCTAAAAACGAAAACAGTCATGAATACACTATATGGCATGGTAATTATCAAGTCGATAAAATGGCAAATGATCTTCTACTTTCTAATTAACTGGTAATTATTTATAACATAGTCAACAACATTTTTAAGACCAGTTTGTAGTGGTGTAAACTGAAATCCTGGTATATATTGCTCCAGTTCTTTATTATCACAAGTTTTTTTATATTGACCTTCTTCATATTTTTTTTCGTATTCTATTGTTCCATTGAACGCAAAAATGCGTTTGAGTATATCAACCGCGTCTTTTATAGTAACTTCATCTTCAGAAGGTGGTGAAATAATACATGACACTTGCTGTTGTGGAAGATCCATATGGACAAATTCCATAATAATCTTGGCAAGATCACCAGCATACAAAAATTGTCTGCGTGCCATTCCACTACCCTTCACTATGAATGGAGTATTGTTTGTATTTGCTAAATACATTTTATGAATGAGTGCTGGGATGACATGACCCTTTTCAATGTTATAATTGTCGTTTTTTCCATAGATATTGGTGGGAATCAAATTAATTATTTTTACTCCACAAATTGCTTTGCAAAGTAGACTTGACATTATTTGCAACATTCTTTTTGAATAAGCATAGCCTTCGTTAGAAAAATGTGGTGGACCATTGTGCAATTGGTCACTTGTCAATGGATATTTAGCATCATCTGGAAAAACACAAGTTGATAAAATGTTTATTAACTTTTTTACTTTATATTTTTCACAAGCTTCTAGTATATTCATATGAATCTTGAGATTATCAGTTAAGAAATTATAATTGTAAGCCATATTACTGTACACACCACCAACAACACTCGCCAAATGAACAACAACATCTGGTTGATATACCTGAAATATAATATCTACATGATTCTTGTCAAGCAAATCTCCATCTTTTCTTGATATAAAATAGTAATCATTGTCATTTGTTCTACAATAATTACACTCACTTCCTTTGCATAAATTTTGCAAAGATGTTCCTACTAACCCAACACCACCAGTTACTAATACCTTCATTTTAATACAAACTTTGATTTGTATTTAAATCAATTTCCGTAAACGGCCTTTAAATCAGCTCTTTTTATTTTCTTATTACGTATGAGCAATTGCAATAAAAGATGGTGCTTGTGTGTAATAATAAAATGTCTACCTATTCTTTGATTAGATGCAACTTTATTCCAATACTGATAATGTTCGGAGGGATCGCTATTGTCTAGTAAAAATATTATAAGTTCTTCATCCATTTCTTGAGAATTAAATAAAGCTAACGTATTCAAATTTTGATAATACTTTATTATGAATCCCTTTGACAATTTAGAGTAATACGATACATTTATCCACGTAAACAAATTCATTTTGTGCATGAATATCTCTATAATTGACTCGTGCAAACCCAACTTTGTTATTTCTGGCCAAATGAATCGTTCTCCATAATGTTGAAGCGTATTTATACTTAATGCTTGCTTATTTTCTGATATTGCATGCCAATCAATTTTATCTTCATATGCTTGCATAAAATACAAATCAACCGGTTGATTCTTCCACAATGTCCTCCATTGTTCCATACTCAACGTATACATATTCACCAACGTGTGGAGTAACTCTACTGGAACTTTTTGGTATTCTAATAGATTGTACAATGGAATTCTCATGTAATATATCTTTAACAGCCTGGGAGACAACTTTTGTTTTGTTGTTATCAATGAAAAATCAATGTGCTGATTCAATGTTACAATTACATCTTCGGGTATTTGTATGTCATTTATTACATAAAGCCCCCAATCAATACAGTAAATATATTCTTTGTATGTCTCTAATGTTTTCGGGATGAATATACCTCTATCATACATATCATCTATGATATCCCACTTATGACGTTCGATGACTTGATTGATGTGTCTATTTATTTGAATAAAGCTTGAAAGATCTCTCAAATTTGAATACTTTAATACTTGAAACAAAACTTCATTTGGTAATAATTCAAACATCTACTGTTATTTTAAGACATTTTGTTTAATTTATTCACACGCGAATTTTATTTGATAATGATAAGGATGAGCAATATACCTAAAATAATTCATCAAATATGGTATCAAGGAGAAGCTAACATTCCAGATCACTTACGCAATTATAGACAATCTTGGATGGACAAACACCCAAATTATCAATTTGTATTATGGGATCAATCTAAAATCGAGTCTTTAGTCGATAAAATGAACATTGAAATTAAAGAGTTGTACCATGCATACGACTTAATGATACAGCGTATTGATTTTGCAAAGTATATTATTCTGTATATTTTTGGTGGGATTTATATTGATATGGACGTCAAATGTTTGAAATCGCTTGATACAATTTATAACGCTCATCCTGATAAAAATGTTATATTATCATTGTGTCCTTATAATTTTTTCCATAGTTTACTACTAAAACTCGTCGGACTACGGTCAAATGAAAATCTGATTAACAATGGAGTCATTGCATGCATACCACAACATGCTCTTCTTCGTGCTATCATTGTTCAAGCTGGCAAAAACAAAAATACAGTCCTAAAAAATTTAAATAAAAACTTTCTACATATATTTTACACAACCGGACCTGTTATGGTTACACAAGCCTTCAGAGAATTTAAAAATAACACTGACATAACAATTTTAGATAATACGTACTTTGAAGCTTGTGATATTGATAGTGTTAAAAACGGCTGCGTTCCACCATCGCATGCCGTTGCACTTCATGTATATGAAGGATCTTGGATGTCATCACATGAAAAATGGATAGTAAACATTTATTTCTTTATTGAAAAGTACTTTGTTCTTTTAATCTTAATAAGCATTGCATTTGCAATTTCCAAGTATTTAAAAAAACCTGCTAAAAGATTGAATTAACAATGACTTCATGGATTAAGTTTGCCAACTCTGAAAAACAAAAAATTACTGAGGATATAAATCAAAAGGAAAAATTTAAGATTATTTCACATTTGTGGAAAAACAAACAATCGGATATTACAATGGTGAATGTTAATTATATTGTCGATTTACAAAACAAAATAGACACGTTAAATAATGAACTTTTGGAATATAAATATAAATACCAAAAGTTACTTGAATTATTGGAATACTTGGAAAATGAACATCTAGAAAATCTTACCGGCTAGCCCCTTTGCTAAATCTATAGATGTGGAAGCGCCTTCATAAGCGGCCAATGGTTTATATCTTGTTACAGCATAATAATAAATAGCTATGCACACAGCTATACACACAGCTACACCACTTAAAATCCAGCCAATAGTACTCATAGATGTCTCACCATAAGATATATCAATTGGATTTGACGGATTATATTTGATTGTAATTTTAGCTCCTTTCTCAAAACGATGTGGACTTGTATTTACGTTACTAGTATATTTTTGATTGTTTATTGTGTAACTAACATTGCTTACACAATTTTGAGATGTATTTTTTTTTCCATCTTGTGTTTCAAAAACTGTTTCTGTACATGTAAAATTAATGACCTCTGCTTGTACTTCTCCGGTCCTCGTTGGTTTTGACATAATTGAAAACGATGCTGAAACAATAAGTCCCAAAACAAGTACTGCACCAACCACAACAGAGATAGTCGCTTTGGCTTCCCCAATAGTAGCAGCTCCCGAATATGCACTTGAAAGAACACTTGACATTTTATACAGATATTAAACATTTTATTTTCTAGAAATTACATCATGTAAAGCCTCTTCAAACGTAATAGAGTTTGTCCATCCCAAATTATGCAACTTTGTGGTATCAATTGAATATCGGTAATCTTGGAATGGTCGATCTTCAACATACTCTATCCACGATTCAAGATTATGATTGTCCGGTTCCATAATTTCTAAAACATTTCGTATAACATCTAAAACAGAATATTCCATATCTGTTCCAATGTTATAAACCTCACCAATATCACCTTTCTCAACTATCACTTCAATTGCTCTGCCAATATCTTTGCCATGTATAAATGTACGTTTACTTGTGCCATTTCCATGTACTGGAATTTTGACACCCTCACGCACACACTTAATAACTTTAGGAATCAACTTTTCAGGATCTTGATACTTGCTTATAGCATTATTACATCTCATTATCACAACCGGCAAGTTGAATGATTTAATGTAAGAGTGACATATTAATTCCGCTGCAGCCTTCGATGCTGCATACGGATTACTTGGTGCAAAAATAGATTCCTCCTCGCATGCATAATCTTCATCATCCACAGCACCATATACCTCATCAGTACTCATGTGAAGAATCTTTGTAAAACCACCATACAATCGTGCCATTTCCATCAATGTATGCGTTCCAAATACATTTGTTTGTGTAAACTTGAAAGAATTCCCAAAACTTTGATCCACATGAGTTTCAGCAGCTAGATGTATTAGTAGCGTTGGCTTTTCCTTTTCAAAAACGGTCTTTAACAAGTCTTTGTCACAAATATCACCGTGAACGAAACTGTAGTTTGTATACGGAGGCTCAATGTGTTCTTGCTTACCACAATACGTAAGAGCATCAATATTAACAAACTTGGTCCCATCATACTTTGACTTTAAATAATTGACAACCTCTGCTCCAATAGCACCACATCCACCAGTAATAACCGCACACCTGTGTCCATCTAATGTGCGTTGCCAATTACACAAACACATTTCAACGGCAGCTCGAATATCAGGCACATCTGGATAAAGTGACTTTAACTTTGATGTATCCAATTGATTATTACTACGTGGGGCAAGTAAGATACTATTGTGTTCTTCCACTGTAAAGTTCTTCCAAGTAAAATCCGGATCTACGTATTGTTTATACATTTCAAGAATCTCATTATGAGATATTATTCCTGGATTTGCAAGATTTATTGTTCCTTTTTCTTTTCTCACCATCATATCTTCCAAAAGTGGTAGTAATGTTGGCAACACAGACATTGAATTAGGCATAGAACATATCTTTTCATACGAACAAATTTTTGTAATAAAATTTCTAGGGTGATTTTCAGCCACAATAGGCATTCTTATTCTTACATTAAGAATTTCAGGAACCAAATGCATTAACCTATCCGTAAAACCCTTGACAACTGAGTAACTTGATCCAAAAAAATTAGGCAATGCTTCTTCATCGAAACTTTTTGATGCAACGTCCGTTTCACTAAAAATACAACCTGTACCCATATATGTATAATGTATATTAAGGTCCTTGCAAATTAACCCCAACGACAATGGTGCAAACAAGTTATCATTAACATTTTCCTTTAATTTCCCTGGCAATTCCAAATAGTCAATGGTCTTGTAACCACCTCCATGAGTACGTCCAATAAAACTCACGACATGCGTTGGACTTACAGATCTTAAAAAGTCATTTACAGCAATGGTGTCATCTACTCTTAAAGTTCTTTCTGGGACAATGACTGTGTGACCTTTACTTTTCAAAATGTCTACGAATTGCTGTCCAATCCATCCTTTTCCTCCAAATGCTACAACTTTCATGATTTAAAATACTTTTATAAATTATTTTAAACATTTCAACTCACAGTAAATAATTGCAAAGCCAAACGGTCTTCTCCCTTTTCTTGGTTCTTTACTATTTCCGTATACAAAAGTCGTAAATCGAAATTGCTATCTAAGAATGATCTCATTAATTGCGCATCATAACCCCTATCGTTTGTTTTGAAACGATAACAAAACACTTTTGCATTTAGATTGCAATACTGAAAAAATGGCGTGACAGTCATGTCCATCCTGGGGAAATTACAAAATGTATGTAATTGATTGTACTTTTTGAATATTATAGTACTTAATGCAACATCATCATTTGCTTGTAAATTTAACAACGCTTCTTTGTTATTCAAAATTAATTGCAATGATGGTAAAGAAAATGTTAAGTTAGTCCCTGAAAACAAAGTGTCTCTTCCATGAAAACCATGGATCATTGTTCCACCAAAGAAAAATGTATGCTTGTGAAATTCATTACAAACAAAGTAAAGTTGGTTTAACTCAAACATTGTTGATAAATTCGTTCTCACAACCATAGCATTCTTTTTATTTTGTAACACCCATTCAAAGAACTCTAAAGTCTTGTAAAGTATTGATTTGAAAACTTCATGACATTTTATATACATTTTAAAAACATTGTCCGATAATCGTGTAACTGTCACAGTTTCATCCAAGTTTGGATCGGCATATATAAAATACAGCTCAATATTCTTGTTTGGACATCTATTTACATTGTCTTGCCATATCTGTTGCATCTTGTCGTAATCGTCACTTGGATTTGCTATCGCGCCTATGATAAGCCTTTCCATTTATTATTACTTTTGAAGATATTATTCATATTCGAACTTACAAAAGA